GCTGCACTCACACCTGAGTCTGCTAAAGATACAGCACCACTGCTTACTGAGAAATTGTTTGTAAAGGATGCTACACCTTTGTTGGAGGCAGTAGCTTCCTCTGCTGCTATAGTTATCGTACCGCTTGATTCTGTGACATCTATGCCTTCTCCTGCGCTAAAGGTAATAGTACCGCCTAAAGCTGTAGCTGTAGAGTTAGAACCATCGCTCACTGTAATAGCACTATTCGCAAGTTTTGCGTTTGCTATTGAACCTGCAAGCATATCATTGGTTATAACTCCTGAACCTATTACTAGGTCTATAGTTCCGTCACTGTCCTCGTAAGTAGCCGCTATGCCTGTCTCTGTATTGGAGGAGAACATTGCACCTACTATGTCCTGTACTCTTTCTGTAGTGTGGTAAAGATTGCTAGAACCCTCTCCTATATCATCTGTATCAAGAGTAATATTTGCACTTCCATCAAAGCTAACTCCACTTATAGTTCTTGCTGTTTCTAAAGCAGTTGCAGTTGATGCGTTTCCTGTTAAAGCACCAATGAAAGAAGATGCCGCAAAAGGTTTGTTGGCTGATAGCCTTGAGTTGCCATTGTCCCAAAGAATCGTAGGTTTACTTGATGAAGCACCAAACTCAATGCCTGCTCCGTTTGTATTGGCTAGGCTTGTAGCACCTTTGGCTACTCTGATGGTTGCATCTTCTACATCTAACGTAGATGTATTTAGTGTTACTGTGTCACCATTGACTGTTAAATCTCCTGTAACAGTAAGATCATTTCCGATTATTACATCATCAGGCAGACCTATAGTAACAGTAGCTGTTTCAGAACCTGATCCAGATACCTCTATTTCATTTGAAGTGCCTGCAATCGCTGAAACATAGTTTCCTGTCGTATCAGTGCCTAAAGCTACGCTATTAGCCGCAATAGTTGTAGATAGGGTTATGTTAGCACTACCATCAAAACTTACGCCTGTGGCTGTTACATCACCGCTAAGGGCTATTGTACGACCTGTCTCTAAGGCTGTGGCTGTAGTTGCGTTGCCTACTGCAAAATCTAAAGTACCATCAGAATCCTCGTAAGACACTGTAATGCCTGTTTCTGTGTTACCAGATACCATTCCTCCAACTATGTCTTGTATTCTTTCGTTTGTTACATAAAGATTTGTAGAGCCTTCTGATAAGTCATCAGTGTCAAATCCTGTTAGATTTCTAGTATCAAAGTTTACCCTGTTGCCCATAAGGGCATGATTAGTACATTGATAGAACAGAACGGTAGGTGTAGAAGCTGTGGCTTTTATTTCAGTATAAGCACCTGCACTTCCTGCTGTTCCATTTGTAGTAACTCCTGTTGAGAATATTGTTGTTCTGTCAGCATCAAAATAGAACCTAAGAGGATGACCAGAGTTTGTTCCGTCTGATTGATCAAATCTATATGTTGTATCTGGTGTGAGGGTTATATATGGTGCTTCAACTCCATCAATGACATAAGCATTTCCGCTACCACTGTCGTAGGGGTGTTCGCTAGTCTTACTTGCTACTGTGACTGTGAGAGTCTGTGTTGTAGCTTCACTAGGTGCTGTCAGTAAAGTTCCTGAAAACTCAGGGTCGCTTATCGTTGGATTCGTGATTGTCTTATTGGTTAGTGTTTCAGTGACACTAGAAGTATCAACAACTAAATCTATTGTGCCATCGCTATCTTCATAAGTTGCAGTGATATTAGTTTCAGTATTGCTACTGAACATTGCGCCCACCGTGTCTTGTATAACTTCACTAAGGTCAATGTTGGCTGAACCGTCAAAAGACACTCCGTGTATGGTTCTTGCGGTCTCTAATGCTGTTGCAGTAGCAGCGTTTCCTGTGGTGTCCTGATTCAGCGTTCCTATAACTAAATCAATAGTACCGTCTGAGTCCTCATAAGTTACAGTGATATTAGTCTCTGTATTAGAGCTAAACATAGCACCCACCGTATCTTGAACTACCTCCGTAAGATCAATGTTTGCAGTCCCATCAAAGCTAACACCATGAATGGTGCGAGCAGTTGCTAAAGCTGTAGCTGTTGCAGCATTTCCAGTTGTATCTTGGTTTAGTGTTCCAATAACAAGGTCAATAGTTCCATCGCTGTCTTGGTATGTCGCTGTTATATTGGTTTCCGTGTTGCCAGTAAACATAGCTCCTACTATGTCTTGAACAAACTCGCTATTTAAACCAACAGTGACAGCCGCAGATTCACTGCCACTATTTGCTACATCTATACCGCCATTACTTGCTGTCACCGTAGCGACATAGTTTCCTGTTGTGTCAGTACCAAGAGCTACACTATTTGCTGCTATTGTTGCAGTAAGTGTGCCATCAGCTAGATTGGTGAGAGTCACAGACCCCGACAAATCCCCTGCTAGGGTGATCTCAGGTGACTTGTTGATCGTAGTTCCAGACGATATGTCACCACCGTTTATATCAACGGTATTGAGTACAGGAGATGTGAGAGTTTTGTTAGTGAGAGTCTGCGACCCTGTGAGTGTAGCAACCGTGCTATCTATTGAGAAAGTAACAGTGTTGCCACTTCCAGAAGTATCTATGCCCGTTCCTCCAGTGAAGGTCATAGTTTCTGAATCCAGATCAATGCTCAGTGCGCCTCCTGAGTCTCCTTGAAAATCAAAATCTTGCGCTGTTATCTGTGCGTCTACATAAGCTTTTATAGATTGTTGAGTAGCTAGAGATGTGTTGCTATTACTTCCTAAGTTATCTTCGTCTAAAACTTGCGTAACGGACGCACCACCTGCTGAAAAAACCAACGCTCTTAGCTTTGTTGTTAGTGAAGTGGCGTTGCTTGATGTAGTTGCTAACCATCTTGAGTTAGCATGATCATAAATAATTGTAGAACCTGCATCACTTGATCCTACAGTTTCTGCCTCTACTGACTTGCCTAATAGTGTAGCAGCACCTGATAATCCTTGTGTTCCTACCGTTATGATACTTATTGCATCGCTGTCTGTTACAACGACTTTGTTTATAGTGTTTGTATTTGAGGTTGTGACTTTAGATATAGCCATTATCTGCTTATATTCCTTCTGATTGTATAAGTGCCTTCTAAGATACGAAACACTCTACTGCTACCATCTACTATCTCTAAGTCAAAAACCCCGTCTCCTGCTGTTAAATTAGCTGTATCGGCTGCTGATATGCTGAGTGTAACAGTACCTGCAGAACCACCTAGTGCGATTCTGTTATTTGCTGTAGTTAGTGTGATTACTTCTGATGAACTCTCAGGTGTCTCCCTCAAGTCCATTTCTGCTGATGTATAACCAGTAAGATTTATTAAGGTATCGCTAGAATCCTTTAATGTAAGGGTCTGACCAAAGGTCGCTCCCTGTTCTATGATGAAATGATGATAACCTGCACTCATGTTTTGTCCCTTTTAATTTCATGGTGTCTACCATCGTTAGCATCTGCTGTTTAAATAATATCACTTGTTTATGTCAATGACATCAAGTGTGGGTACAAGTCACTAAGATTTCTTCTTAGTTGTCCTTTTCTTTCTAGTTGTCTTTTTAGGAGCTTCTCCACCTTCCCATGCTTCGTTTACGTCAGGTGTGCTTGGGTCATCACCTTTAAGAGTTCCATCTTCGTTTCTTGCTCTTTTGATAGGCTCTGATGATTCTTCTGCACTAGCTTCTACCTTAACCTCCATTGCCCAACCATTTTCAACAAATGTTTGCATAACATCGTCCTGCCATGATTCTTTGGCATCTACTATCTCGTCTGCTTGGTAAAGCTTTACGTCTGTACCGTCTTTATTAGACGATGCAGGCTTTGGAACTAAAATTTTATAACTTTTGGACATTTCTTTCTCCCTTAAGGTAGTGGGGGATTTCTCCCCCACATCCTATGCAATTAAGCGTTATGTGCTGTGAAAGCGTTATCTGTGCTATGTCTAGCCTTGTGTCTAACAACCATTGCACCTATTGGTGTACCGTTAGAATGTGTGCCAGTTTTTGCTATGACAACTCTTATGTATCTTTTGCCACCGACATACTCAACACGGAATACACCTCCTGAAGAGTCAGGATCACCGCCAGTTGTACCGTCTAATTTCAAGAAGATACCATCGGCTGAGATAGTTCCGTCAACTATGCCTGCTTGTGCAACGTCAGTATAAGTTGAATCGTCATCAGATTCCTCTAATGAGATTTCAAAATGCACTGAGCTTGATAAAGTGTCGCCTTCTGCACCTACGTCAACTAGAACCATTGCTCCTTCATAACCTTGAAGGTCAACGCCAGTTCCGTTGGCTGCCGCAGTTCTCACCGCCGCAGCTAGACTAACTGCGGGGCTTACGTTATTTGATAAGTCTTGCATTGTTTACTCCTCGCTTACGCTGATACTTTTTGTTTAACAATAGCTTCGGCTTGAACAACCTGACCACCAACTCTTCTTCTAGCAACGTACCTTACGTTTCCAGATGTAGCTTGAGTGAATGGATCACGTTGTACTGCTAAAGCAACCCTATCTACAATCATGTAGGCTCTGCTGAAATCACCAAACAATACAGGGAAAGCATTCGCTGCAACGTCTGGCATATCTGTAGCCTGTACGTATGGGAAGCCCAAAATTGTATTTGGTACTCCACCTTGTAGAGACATACCTGCTTGGAACACATATTGTCCTGCGGTATCTTTTAGCTTTCTGATTGCAGCTAAAGTAGTTCTATTGAAAACAAAAGAACCATTGTTGCTGTATTCAGACTTAATGCTGTGAACTAATGTGATAAGACCATCAGCTAATAAAGCTGTGCCATTACCAGAATTTACTTCACTTACACTGCTGTTAGTTAATAAACCTTCGGGCTTACCAACTGAGTTACCACTGACAAATGCAGTTCCCTCAGCTTTTGCGAACTGCTCCGCAAACTCTGATTGCATTTCAGCTTCTAGGTCAAAGACAGTATCTTCTAGGTTCTGTTCAGATATGTCTACTAGGGCATAAAGCTCGTGAGCAGGGATTTCCTCTAAAGCTACATTGTAGCCTTCGGTCTCTGATCTACTGCCTTGTTCTGCTACCCAATTAGCGGAGAACTGCCCTGACCTTTTTGGTATTTGCACAGATCGTTGACCTGTGGTTCTTACCCTTGCGATTGTACGAATAGGCGATATTTCAGTTACTGTTTTTAGTAACTCTCTAACGTATTCTGGTGGTGCAAGATATCCACCTGTGCTGTCATTACTGACAGTCAATGCTTTCTTTTCATCTGGATCAAGGTTTTCAATTCCCTTTCTCACAAATTTATCAAAAGCCTCACTGGTCTCATCAATTTGCTTTGTATCAAAACCTGAGTTTGGTCTTTTCATGACCGTTTCAAGCTGTTCTACTTGCTCTTTGATGCTGTCCTGTGAGAGTTCGGCTTTAGTCACTTTCTGATTGATCTCTTCAAGACTATCAAGTTTGCTTTCAATATTAGCAATCTTGTCATCTAAAAGGGTATCATGACCTGCGCCTGATTCTAATGCGTCCAGTTTCTCATCATTAGCTTTTTTGAATTCTTCAAAAGCCTCACCGAGTTCCTGTACTGCACCTTTTATATCTATTTCAGACATAATCAACTCCTTACAGTTTATTAATGGTTAATGTTAATGTGTTTATGGCTTCTACCAATTCAGCATTATCATCAACCTCTCGCTGAGTAAATGCTTGCTTTACAGCTTTTGCTGCAAGCTTAGATTCAGAACGAGAGAGACCAAAAGCATCACGCATTCCGTTCTCCCATTCTCTGATAGAAATTTCCTCGCCCTTTACCGAACGAATAGTCGCTCTAGGGTTCATAGGGAAAGTAACAAGGCTTACTTCCATCAAATCTAATTCTTTAATAATTCTTTTGCCCGTGCCTCTGTCATATTCAACTTCTTTTGGGTTTACTTTGAATCCTATAGAAAGACCATCTAAAGCACCCATCTTCATAAGTTCATAAGCATCTCTTCCTGATGTTGTGCCTAGAGCAAGCTGACCTTTTACATATAACCCATGATCATCTTCTCTGATTTCTGTAAAAACACCTATGGGCATATCTGTTTTGTGTTGATATAAAAGCTTGACACCTTTTACTCCTCGCTTTCTAAGAGTTTTAGTAAAAGCACCGTCTTTTACGACATCATTACCTAGATCAGTGTTATTAAATACAGAACCATATCCTTCAAAAGTTCCATCTTCTTCTGTGGAAATTAATTCTGTTTTAATGTCTATGTATGATTTGAAATCTTCTACGTTGTCAGCTTCTGTTTCACAAGAACAGTCTGTGTCTTTTTTCTTTGGCTTTTTCTTCTTAGGCTTCATGCGACCACCATATCCATATCCAGACTCTTCTGAGCTTAACTCATCACCAGTCAGTCTTGTGTAATCGGCGTGTGAACTGCAAGGCATATAGACGGTATTACCATCTTCATCGTGAGTATGAGTACCTGAACACCCTATCTCCTCTGCTCTTGCTTCGGCTTCTTCCTCAGTGGTAAAGACATCCTTACGCACTTCCCTCTTTTCATCGTTCCCTTTGGAATTGTAGCTTGAACTACAGACAGCTAGTCTCTGGTTATTATCGTATTCATCCGTCATAGTCTTATCTCCCATACAACGACTCATAAATTTGCTTCTACTTTCTCCTGCTTTTGGCTTTGGTATTGGCATTATGTCAATATATAGTATCTGATTGTTTAATCTTGCACAACATCTAGCTCATCAACGTAAATTATTACACATCTGCAATTAATATTGTTCTTTGCTCCACCTCTCGGATCGCCAGTATGAGACATAGGTAATCCGCCAACTTCAAAGTCCTCATCCATTTGTCTTATCTGTCCATTGGCAACACTATGATCGCTTCTAGTTCTTGGGTCATTTGTAGCTGCCCATCTTTTTACTAAATTAGAGCCTAAGTCTTTAGCTACTTGTTGGTAGTAGTTATGATGTGCAAATCCTGCAGCATTGTGGGTTTCTGTCCTAGCTATAGTCGCTGCTCTTGATCTTGTAATGGGTCTGACTCTTTGCTCAATGTTTCGTGCTATCTGAACTAGTGTCAGACCCTCTTCTCTTCCGCTTATGATTATATTCTCTACCCTTCTTGCTATGTTAGCTGATATGCCTGCTAATATAAACTCTCTAGTTCTAAAGTAATTTTCTATCAAAGGTTCTAAGTCTACGTTTCTTCCAAAAACTAAAGCATCTTCTTTTTGTTCTTCTAAATTATTACTCTTAGTGTTTTCGTCAAAGATTGTTTTGTAAACCCTCCGATAGTGACTGATCATTACAGGAAATAACTCTGATTGTAAGTCTCTTGTGGATGTAGCTAAATCGTATTGTCCAAACTCTTTATATAAAAAGGCTCTGGTGTTTACAAATCTTCCAAACAAGGAAGTAAGTTTTCTAAAAAAGCTTTTTTCTAAATTGTTTCTAATTCTAAGTTGCTTTCTTACCTCTTTTGCAGCACTGACTCTACCTCTGCGAAATCTACTGATTTGCTTTCGGCTTGGTTTCATTCTTTGGTGCTTTGTGGATGTCCTTTTGGTAGAAGGTCTCTATCAAACTTTCCGCCTTGAAATCTACCTGTTCTTAGTGCAAAAAGGAAAGCGTTGACTCTAGCGTATGCCCACTGGTCACTTGATCTAACTCTAGCTCTGACACTGGCAGGGTTAGTGTTATAAGCACCTACACCCCTCTCAAAGACTGCTGATAGCATCCTCACAGTAGCTCGTTTCTTCGGGTTATCTCCATACTTTTCATTATGGTCATCTACCTTCCCTTGTAGAGCTTCTTTGACTTTGGCAGATACAGCTTTGTTTGATATCTCAACTGTATTAGTGTCCTTATGATCTAAAAAATAGAACCAATACTTTTCTATAAATTCTTCGTCTAGCTCTTTCTTATCTTCTAGCTTTTTAGTAAGTTCAAGGATCACATCTTTCATACCTTGCATACCCAGAGTGCCTACTACTCCCCATTTCATTTGGGCTACTACACCTGCTACGTTAGAAAGGTTTGGACTCTTACCTCCGCTTTTGAAAGCCTGTCCATCTCTAAAATGTCTTGCTCCCCAAGATTCCCTCTCTTTTATCCAAGAAAGCACCGCAGGAGACTCTGAGCCTTGTCTGGCTCTGCCCCATAACATAAAGGCTTCATTGCCCCTTATGTTGCCCCCTGCTTTCCATATCTGCTTTCCCACGCCCACCTCCTTTACATTTTTGGCAAAGTCGTAGTCAAACTGTTCATGTTCGGAGTTCCTTAGTGATATCTTCTTGTCATCCCCTCTACTTGGGAAGTTGGTCTGCTTAGAGTCAAAATCATCATAATCGTCATAAGCATTCATTTCTTCTTCGTCTGTAGGGTTGTCAGGTTGTTCTGGTGCTTCTGTGCCAAGAGGAAATAAGGCTGCTGATATATACAAGTCGTCTGCACCTTCAAGTGGGGATAGACCTATAGCTTCTCTAGCTTCGTTCCTAGTCATTATTCCCTGTGCTACAGCAGAGTTTACGTTTTCATATACCTTTCTGGTGCGTTCTGCTAAGGCAGGTATTTTGTCTATATCAAAGCAAAACATTAGATTCTCCCCAAACATAGGCACTAGCCATTCATTCAGGTCTGATTCAATCTTTCTCAAATGCGGAATGATTGTTTCCTCGTATAAAGCTAATCTTGCCTCTGCTACGTTTGAGTATGTCTGGGCATCAGGCACTCCAACCAACTGACTTGGTACACCAAAACACATAGCTATATCTGTAGCTGCCATGTGTTTGAGGTTTAGAAAATCCATGTCTTTAGGAGACAATCCCATTTCTATGAAGTTAAAGTCGCCTTCAAGTAATGCAATCCTACCGCTATTCTGTGTCCCTGAGAATCTTGTATTTATATCTGAAAGCATCTGTTGTCTTTGAGATTCCGTAAGATTCACAGAAAAACCTTGATCATCCTGTGGTTTAAATACCACCGCACCGCTAGGTCTTGCCCCGTTACTGAGCAGGTTTATATTGTGATTCCCTGACATATTGTGCTGATCAATTTCTATGGCAGCAGGTGACATAGGTGACATCCCATAATAGTCGTCAAGAGGATTGAATAGTTTGATTTGTTTTAGATCACTTTTACCAGTAGCCTCATCTATTGGATAGATTGCCTGTGTTTTACCGTTGATCTGGTATTCGTAAGATTCTGGGATGGGTTTACCGCTACCCTTGATTCTAATTCTGTCTGGTCTTAGTAGATGCAATTCTTTAGGAGAACCAATGTCTGCTCCTACCTTTAATATGTAGCTGTTTCCAGATAATAAAAGGTAACTAAATATAGCTTCAAAGAACTCTGAATGTGATTGCAGAGGATTAGGTCTATCTATTAGGCTCAATAGTGGGTGACTATCAAAGACCTGATCCCCTGCTTTCAGCATATACGGAACTGCGCTAGCTCCTTTGCTTATTTCTGAGATACAGCGATATACAATCGCATTCTTTTGGAAACCTTCCTCAGATAATTGTTGATACGAATATTTTTTTGATCTGGATGAACCTACACCAAAATACCCTACCATGCTTCCGTAGTCCTTTTCTTCTACAGGCTCAGAAGCAAAAACATTTTTTAGATTGTCCAGTATTGATGCCATCAGCTAATCCTCCAATTCACTTCACCCCTAGACTTACTTAGTTCGGTTAGACCCCATACTAAAGCATCTAGTCTGTCAGGGGAAGCGTTTGTTTCTCCAGTGTAACTAATCATTTGTTGCTCTAGTTCGGCAAAATAGCCAATGTGGTGAACTCTTTTTTGCTCGTAAAGGGCAGATATCGGCTCTGCTCTAGTCATTTTACCTCTAGTTGCCCTTACAGACCTGTAAGCTATAGAGGGGTCAACTGACCTGATCAACCTTTCTACCAAGTCACCTCCATTGTTTGTTTCTGCTACGCACAGATCAGCTTGATAATCGTAGTAAGCGTCTACTGATAACCTAGCCCACTTATCGGGTGTATAAACTCCACTAAAATCATCTATCACATAATATCTGCTTGCAAAGTCAGTTCCTACAACTATGATTCCAGTTTCATCTGAATTTGCGTTAGCTGTAACAGCAGGGTCAATGGCTACGACTATTCTTCTTAGTTCTCTGTCAGTATCTTCTGGCAAACGAGTTTCTTCAATCATTCTGTTGCTCCACAAAGCACCATCAAAGTCCTCTATAATTTCTGCATACAACTCTTGCCTTCCCAATGTTGTGCCTTCGTATCTTTCTTTTAACATAGCTAAAGCTGTGTCTGCCAAGTTATCTTCATTCTCAAATGTATTACCAGAAGTTACCGTGACATCATCTCTGCCTATTAACTCTTTAATAATTTTTGTTGGCTTTGGGGTTGTAGTTATCACGCATTGGGGGTTGTCTCCGAGCCTAAGCCCAAACATCAACTGATCAAAGCATTCTTGTCCATATCTCCATGCTGCCAACTCATCTGCCCATGCTCTGTGGAATTGACTACCCCTTAGTCTATCTGGCTCAATAGCTGCATACCCCATAATCTTTGAACCGTTATGCAATCTTATCTCTGCTACGGAAGAAGAATAACCTTTTGCGTCTGTTGATTTGGTGTAGCACTCTTCTGGTATTATTGACAGTAAACCACTGTTACCGCCAAAACAAACTCTTCTTAG